AAGCAAACACGGCTTCGAACAGCGCCGCGCCGCCCTGTGTCGGATTCGGGCGCTGCAGAAGATCGAGCAGCGGATGATCTTCCAGACGCTGCTTGTTTTTATACAGCAGGAACGGCACAGCCGCCGCCGACTGGCTGATGAGTTTGATGCAGCGGTAGGCAATCACATTTTTCTGGTAGCCTTCGTCAGCCAGCCGGTCATACTGGCGCGGCGTAAAGCGCGGCTGGTGCAGGCCGAATTGCACAAGTAAGGGTGCGGCGGCGCTTTGTTTGGTTTCGCGGGTTAGAAATTTTTTCCAGTTCATTATCATCTCCTTGTTAATATCTCCCTCTCCCTACGGGAGAGGGAGGGGACCCGCTTTAGCGGGGAGGGTGAGGGATTACACAACGTTCGGTGTCATTCCTCACCCCAACCCTCTCCCGGAGGGAGAGGGAGTCGTTTGCGTTCATTATCACCCACTCCACACCCGCGGCCCGTCACCCTGCGGCTTGTTGAGCATCAGTTCCGTCATCGCCCACACACGCGCATCGACGCGATCCGGGCTGTCTTTGCAGCCAGCAACAAACCGGCACATCTGGTCTTCGAGCGCACCGAAGATGCCGGCGTGATGGATGCGGCCCTGGCTGTCCAGCGCCGCAATCGGCTCCGCGCGGGCGACTTTGCCACGGCTGGCATGCACGCCTTTGTAGGAAACCTTGTTATCGAACGTGCGCAATGTATGCTCCACCATGTCTCCTCCCTGGTTGACTTCCGCGATGATGCGGTCGGCTTTATATTTCGCGTAGGCGTTCAGCGCGGCGGTCGCCCATTCGGCGGGCGTGTATTTCCCGCTGAGATCTTCGAGAACGTAAGCATGGTTATCAACACCGAGTCCGGCGACGATAATCCCTGTCTCATCACTACCCGCATGCGCCGTCATCGCCGGATCGATGGCGACGATGATGCGTTTCATCTCCGGCAGTTCGTCAACGGCGACGCGGTTTAGCTGCAGCGTCTCGCGTGTCCATAGTGCGCCGGGGCGGTCGGTATAGAAGGCTTCATCCACCGTCGCCGGATATTCGCGGCGGAACGTCCAGATATTGCCGATCTCGTAAATCTTGACGCGGCGCCAGTACATCTGCGCGTTATCGAGTTTAAACGTCGCCTGGTAATCTTTTTCCTCCAGCGTTAATTCAAAACCCGGCGGCGGGGCCTTGCGGTATTCCGCCTGCATAAACCACGGCACGAAGATCAGTTGGTACTCCGAGCGCCCGTGCCGCGCATCGTCGCAAAGCTTGAAGAACAATCCCTGCGCGCCCGCCGAGGTGCTCTCGAGAATAATTTCCGTTCCGTCCATATCCGGCACGGCCTGCAGCACGCCGGACATATGCTCCCCGGCATTCGACCAGTAGGCCACCTCCGAGCCGTGAAAATATTGCAGCGTCGTCGACCGCCCGACCCCGTGGGATTTGGCGGTGCCGACGTTGTAGCCCGAGTCGAGCCGGTCGAACGTCATCTCGCGGCTGTTGGCGCGGCCCGTATGCGCCTTCACGGGATACGGGCAGCTCTCGTGAAAGCGCTTCATGATCTGGAACAAGTTGCGCGTCGCATCGTCGAGATGCGTGAGAATAAAAGCGCGCAGGCCTTTGTTGTGCGTCACCTTCCAGTAAAACCTTGCCTCCACGTAGGTTGAGCAGCCCTGCTGTCTCCCTTTCACAATCAGCGCGCGCACTTTGCCAATAGTCTGTAGCTGCGATTCGAGCCGGTCGTGAATAAACAACTGCGCGGCATTCAGGACCAGTTGTGTGATCGCACCCGGTTTGGTGCGGATTTTCAGGCACTTTTCGGCATAGTGCAGAAAATCCGCCTTCAGCTTCTGGCGAATGTCGCGCTCTTGTTTGTTCATTCATATTAGCCTCTCTAAAATCCCCTCTGCCCGCGCCAGCGGGAGAGGGAGGGACCCATTGCTCTTGCAATGGGAAGGAGAGGGATTGTCCCGCATTGAATTCAGTCCGGGACAATCCCTCTCCCCAGCCCTCTCCCGCTGGCGCGGGCAGAGGGGGTTAAGATCACTCCAGTTCCTGCAACGCATCTTCATGTGCCTTCAGAACTTCATTAGCTTCGACCAGCAGCTTGCTGACGGAGCCCGGCAGGTCGGGCAAAACTTTCTTCAATAGCGCGATCGCTGCGTTTACCTGCGTCGACGTCATGTCTTCGTTGCCAAGCGCGTGACGCTGCAATGCGCCAATCAGCCCGGCAACGTCTATGCTGCCGCGCGGGTCGGTTGGTTTCTCATCATCCATGCGATAAACCCAAAAAGAAAAACGCGGGCCTGAGAGGGTCCGCGTTATTTTGAAACTCTTTTTTTATTTTTTACTCAGCGACACTTCGCGAGCATGATTAGATTTGTACAGAGATCCTCCCCGACCGTCAACAACTATTTTTAAAATTCCGCGCGGAAAAATAAATCACGCAACGAAATCAAAAAGTTGCGCGCGAAAATTTTTTTCACATTTTCATTTTCGCGTTCCCGCGTGTTCCCGCGCGTTCCCGAAGGCCTCGGGCATGCACAAAGGCCTGTAAACAAAGGGCTTCAGCCCTCCCGCGGGAACATTAAAGCCAGCACGGACTACAGATGATTCATCCCGAATCATGTGTATTGATCTCTAGGCCAGTATAAGACCGGTAGACTTGAGCCTGACGCCCTGCGTCGCTTTTGGCGCTTTGCTGAGAGGCTGCCGCGCGTTCGATGTGGCTTTTTCTGCAACGGCCGCTATGATCTTGGCCAGTGCTTTCGTCTGCCCTTTCGGCATGGCGACAGGCTTGCCGTTAACTTCAATATCGCCGTTGGCGCAAATTTTTATCTGCGTGCGGACCAGCCCTTCCTCTGCAAGGACCACTGGCGACCACAGAGTGCCTCCGTCGCTTGTTTTCGTTTTGGAATAATCAAAATATCCGCCGGGCATAGAGGTGAGTATCTCCTCAAGTCCTTTTTCCAGGTCACGATCCACAACAGCCCCGCTGTGCTTCGTCATCTTTGCCGCTTTTTCAAAGCCTTTTCTCACCGCTTTTGATATTTGTTCGTCGTTCATCATTTTAGTTCTCCTTTGTTTTGTAAGTTATAAATTATCTACTGCGGACGCGGCGCGCGCATTGACTTAAGAACTGCACTCATCTCCGCCTGCTGTCTGGCCTCACTATATCCCATTTCCCGCATCTTTCCATTCTTCGGCTCGAGATACAGGCGTTGTGCAACCGCTTGTGCCGTCCGTCTGATAACCAGAGCAACGCTCTCATTCGCAGTTGGATCGTCCCACCCATTCCCGTCCTCTTCATGAAATAGATCTTCGACGGACTTGCCATCCATAGTGACGCAGCCGGTGGAATCAACATCTATGCCGAAACGCGATGCCTCGCCGGATGCTTCGTTAAAAATGGCCGTAATCCGCGCACCACTGGTCGCAGCGTCTTTTTCCACGGAAAAATCGAACCACCCCTTTGAGGTTGCTTTTATCTGTTCAAACTCTTCAATTAAGTCGATCGCCGGCAGGGGCAATCCGGTTGCAATGCTTCTGCCTTTCCTGCGGCCTTCGTCTGCTGCTCTTTTGCTTTCTTCTGGTGTCATTTTAATCTCCTTCATTTGTTAAACTATAAGCTCTCACTACTTTTAAATTCCTTGTGATTTGCTAAATAAATGCCTGCGGCCGCGAAGGGCCCGCTGCTTTGCGTGCGGGCGCTGCTTCCTGCGCCTGTGCGGATGCCGGCGGGGCCGGATCGATACAACGGGTGTACAGCGCCTGTTCTGCTATGATCTCCATCACCGCAGCGACATTAGCCTTCATTGACGCGCCATTAAAGAATTCCGGCCCTGAGCCATTATGCAGTATCAAGCGGCCATCGGGGTAAGCTGTCACATTCACTTTAAATTGATAGGGGTTGACTGATGCGGGGATGCCTGTCTTGACCGCAACACCGCCCTGGCTGTCTGTTATCCCTACCTTGATTTCAAAACCTTCGCCAGCGCCAGTCATCGCTTGCAGGGAGCGCAGCTTTCTGAGCAGGAGTTCCAGCGTCGGGTTCTGCTGCTCCAGTTTCTTTCTGGCGGCTTCGATGCCCCTCGCCATCGCCGCGTCAATTTCATCTACCACAGTTTCGAGGCTGGCAAAGGCCTCATTGATGCCTTTATCAAGCGCTGCCTGAACTGGATCTTCCGCAGGTTCCGGGCGGGCAAAGGCCTGGTTGCACGCGGCGGCGGTTTGGCTGACCGGCCCTTTGAACAGCGCCTCATCCAGCGCAGATGCGCGTTGGGCGTCATCTAATACCGTGTCGAGGGGGCTAGGCCACTGCGTTAAATCTCCTCCATAATTTTTGCCATTAAATATGATATCGCCACTGGCAGCGACGCCTATCAGCGCCGGTGCGGCGGAGGGCGCCTGCGCAAAGGTCACTGCAAAGCGCACGCTGCCGTCCGCTTTTTTCTCATGAGAAA